AGCGGCGGCTAAAGCCCGTGACGGCGTTGATGGTGCCGTTGCTGCTGATCCTCAGTGGTTCTGCTGTTCACGATTTATCTATGTGAACCTGGCAATGTTGGCAACGGCACATGGGCAGGCTGCAACAAGCTCAACATATTGCGCCTGGTATGATGCCACCGGGGCAACCAATTACCCCAAGGGCTGCAACAACAACGCCCTAGGCGATCACGATGACGGAACGGTATCATACACCAGTGACGGGTATTCTAATTGCGGGAAAACCGGGTCTGGGACACCATTCGCTAAAACCACCCACAATGGGCAGAATTGCGGCGTTGCCGATCTCAACGGTAATATGTACGAAATCAGTATCGGGGTCACGTCGGACGGCAGCAATTATTATGTTGCTGACGAAGGTGTTGCAATGAAGGATTTTACGGCTGGGAATACTCTTGTGACGGATCACTGGGGTGCAACCGGCATTGCTGCCAATATGAGCTCTTTTTTGATTTCTTATATGGAGGCCTCTGTTTGGAGATATATGGGGTCGGGAAGCAATCAGGTGTTGTCCGAAGCTCTGACCGGCAATGACGCAGTGCTGACATCATTGGGGTTGCCGAAAGATTCTAACGGTTATGATACAACTGGCACGAACTTATTTGGCAGAGATGGTATGTATCACTATCAACTCAGGAATGAGCTTTGCGTGCTCGCCGGCCTGGCTTGGGGCTCCGGTTCGCTTGCGGGCGTGTGGGGCTCGGCTTGGTACTCCCTTCGGTCGGCTGCCACTGCGGCTGTGAGCTTTCGCTGTGCCTGTTACCCTGTTTAATGATGAATGCAAAAGCTGTGCAAGAAAAACCAGGAGGACAAGATATAAACAGGAGAAAAAATGATTTATAAATATACAAAAATAACAGACGAATACACGACATACACAGTAATATTTCCTCAAGACTCAGAAGGCAATCAAATAGGCACAGAACTTGTGACAATCAATGAGGAAACATATTTTCATATTCCTGATACTGAAGCATTGCCAGAGCAATCTGAACAGATATCTGTTGAAGTTGTCACACTGACAGATGAGTTGAAAAAAGAAATCAAGGCGATATCCCCGCATGTGCAACTTAGCTACAAGCGTCTCCGGGAGCGTATCAGGTCAAAATACGACATCGAAGATGAGCAATATTTAACCAGGATTTCTGTCGGAAACCTCATGGGCGCTTATGAGCTCCTGGAGGGAGAATCGGATTTAATTGCAGAATATCAGGCATGGGTCGAGGAATGCAGGGAGATCGCCCGGCTTGAAAGAGTAGCGCTTGGATTAGGTTAAGACAAGGAGCTGCCCTGGTGAGTGCGCCAACACTCCAAGGGCGAATGGCAGTTAGGAGTTATTGTTATGGCATATTTCAAGCCATGCTTGGAAAAGGATTAGAAGTAAATGGAATACTTTTCGACTCAGATTCAAATGCAAGGGCAGCGTATTCAGAACTTGCAATTAAATTTCAGTCAGATCCCTCTTTTACAAAAAGATGGAAAGCCTCTGGAACTATATGGGTGGATATGAATTTAACGCTATTTGAGCAAATTCTTGTAGCAACAGAAGAAATGTGTTCTCTTGTTTTTGAATGGTTTGAGACAGAGCAATCAAATATCTAATAATAATATTAGAGTATAACTTTATTTAAATTATAAAGATAAATATATGCAACTACTTTTAGAAAATCAGACAGCTAATACAACAGGAACACAGACAAATATTAATTTTATAGCTAATAATATAAATTTAGGTAAGGGTGCTGTTATAGCATTTGGTACTTTCGATACATGTACGGTAACATTAGAGTTTTCTCCAGATGAAGGAGATAATTGGTATACTGTAGGAACTGATACTACTTTTACTTCAGAAGGATGGAGTAATTTTGAAATAAATGGTGGTTGTAAATTAAGAGGGTCAGTATCAAGTGTTGGTGGAAGCACGGATATATCTTTAGGGATACTTTAATGTAAAAGGAGTGAAAATGCCTAAACCAAAAGGTGCTGGTGCAGCATGGAAATCAGTAGACAATCTTAATAAGACTTTTTCTGATTATATTGATAAAATAAGGAAATTACACCCAAAAGCTTTAGATTTAATGGCTGATTATATGGATGATAAAGAAGCTATGCCTCAACTTAGATTTGGAGCAGCTAAAAGGATTGATGAAATTTATCATAAGTTGATTAAAGAATTTAAGACTGCTAAACCAGAAGATTTTCACGATGCTAAAGCTTATAGACCAAAGAAAACTAAAAAAGAGAAACAGAAAGAAGAGAGTCTTGGGATTCTTAGTCTAACTTTTGATGAAGAAAAAGATGGTACAAATAATTAATATATTATAAGTATTAGGAGAAAAAATGTCGAAAATTGTTGATATTAAGAATGTTACTCTTACTACATCAGTTACAAGAAGTAACAGTAGCAATTACATTGAAATTCACATCTTATATAGTAAGTACTAAAGACCAGACTGATTTTGAAATTAAACTTTTGGATACTAATACAGAAATTTCAGTTCATTCACTTACGGATGGTACTGCACCATTAATTATAAATCAGGAAAGAAAGTATGCTGGAGAGGAAACATCTTTATTTTATGTGAAAGGTACTACTGATAGTATCCTTCAAATTGTTTTTGAGAGAGCTTAATTATGACGCTTGAGATTGGCAAATCTACAGATAATATAAGTCGATCAGTTAGTGGTATTCCTTCACGGCTCACAAAAGATCTTGATGCAAAAGGTTATTATATTGTAGATGCTCAGAACTATATTGATATGTTGTCAGGTAAAGGACTGATGCAGGTGGGACTGGATGGGATTCAGCTACTGTCGCTGTAACTGTGAAGATGTCAAGAGTTAATTAGATAATATGAATACGGGCAGCATAGGAGTCATGACCTGTGAATGTACCTTGCCTCCGGGTACTCTGCCCTTAAATTAAATTACTTAATTTTTACTTGACATTTGTAGTAAAATGTAGTAGATTATTAGTAAATAATTAACCGAGGATAATGGGATAGATCGACGGATCGAAAAGTGGCAATTCCTACCACCTTCCCATTTTAAATAATAGGAATAACATGAAAGGAAGATGTTATGAGTGAGTTTAGAGTAATTAAAGAGTTTCCAGACTATGAAATTAATCGTGAAGGTATTGTAAGAAGGATTAGTGATGGTTTTAATCCTAAAGCCTGGCAACCTAAAAATAAAAATCAATCGCCAATTTATCATATAAATAAAAAACCAAGATCTTTATCAAGACTTATAAGAGATGCATTTACAGAATTACCTTTTTTAAAAAATTTGGATTTTATTGGTTTTAGAAATTATGGGATCAGTGAAGATGGTAAAATTTGGAGTTATAAAAGGAAAATATTTTTAAAACCAAAAATTGATAAAGATGGTTATTTTGAAGTTTGTTTAAGAAAAAATAATAAAGGAAAGTATTTTAGAGTACATAGATTAGTTGGATTTGCTTATATTCTCAATATCGAAAACAAACCCATGATAAATCATAAAGATGGTAATAAACAAAATAATAATTATTCTAATTTAGAATGGGTAAATAATTCTGAGAATGTTAGGCACGCTATCGAAAACAAACTCCAAAAAACAATTAGACAAAATGAAATTACAGATCCTATTAAAATACATGATGTTTGTAGATTATTAGAAAAAGGTGATTTGACTTTAGTTGAAATCGAGAAAATTACAGGAGTTTCTGCGAAAATTATAAGTGGGATAAGAGTCAAAAAACATCGGTCTTTTATTTCAGATCAATATAGTTTTGATACTAAACCAAAATTTAAAAAATTAACTGAAAAAGAATTACATAAAATTTTTAATTTAATATCAGAAAATTATACTTTAGAATTCATTGCAAATAGATTTGATTGTGGTACATCTACAATACACCGAATTAGAAGTAGAGAGACATATAAACATATTTCAAAAAATTATGATTGGTAAAAAGGGGGTGGTTGATTCCTATGACTAATTTATTAAAACCTTGCTCGGAGAAACAGGCAAGAATGCTTCGACATAATGCTGAAGTATTGTTCATAGGAGGTTGAGTGCATGTGGTGGGGGAAAGTCACACATATTGACAATGATACCTTTAAGGTACATTGATTGTCCAAATTATAGAGCTACTTTTTTAAGGAGAACAACTCCACAGTTAATGAAAAGTGGGAATTTGTGGGATAAAGGAAAAATGATTTATGGATCTCTTCCTAAAGAATATAGGCCTAAGTTCTTAAAAGGTGATAAGAAAGTGGCTATATTCCCACATGGGCCAGAAATAGAATACAGTCATATGCAGTTAGTTTCTGATAAAGAAAACTTTCAGGGTGCAGAGCTTACCGGCTGTATGGTTGATGAAGCACTTCAGTTTGAATGGGAACAAATAAGTTACATGTTTTCAAGACTTAGATCCAATTCTAAGTATCCTTCAAGGATGGTAATGAGTGGTAATCCATCGCCTGATCATGAAATAGCTGATATGGTTGAATGGTATTTGGATGATGAAGGATTCCCTCATCCAGAGAGAGAAGGAATAATAAGATACTTTCTTCTTATTAATGATGATTTTATTTGGTCAGATAATAAAGAAGAATTAATAAACGAATATAAAACAAAATATTATACACCTAAACCTTTAGCATTTTCTGCGTTATTTAGTACTATATATGATAATCCGATTTGTATGGAACAAAACCCAGGATATGTTAGTTTTTTAGAAGGTTTACCACATGTTGAACGTAGTAGGTTACTATTAGGAAATTGGAAAGTTAGACCAGAGGGTGCTAATTATTTTAAAAGAGAATCTCTGAATAAAGCTGATGGGATACCTCTTGAAGCTGTATGTTGCAGGTCTTGGGATAAAGCGAGTGCTATTCCTACAGATATTGAAAAATTCCCTGACTACACAGCTTGTATAAAGATGTATAAGACGAGAGATGGCGATTTTTATATAACGGGCGAATTTCATCACGATAATCATGATGATTTTGATAAAGAACTATATGGTAAATTCAGAGCAAAACCAGGACGAAGAGATAATATAATATTGAAACAAGCTTTGTATGATGGATCTGATTGTACGGTAATATTACCACAAGATCCAGGTTCAGCAGGGAGTGCAGAATACATAGAAAGTGCTAAAAAATTATCTCATCAAGGAATTATAGTTAAAAAAGATCCTGTTGCACCAACTAAGTCAAAGTTACAAAAGTTTTCACCTTTCGCTGCCGCATGTGAAAATGGTTTTGTTTATATTGTAGAAAATACTTTCACGAATAGACATACACTCGAGGCTTTCTATAATGAACTTGAAGCCTTTACAGGGGAGCGTAGTTCGAGGAAGCGTAAAGATGATATCCCTGATGTAGTTGCAACTTCTTATAATTATTTATCTCAAGAAAAAATAATACCAATAGTAGTGCGTAATCAAATAAAAAGTCCAACAATAACAAAGAAAGTACTGGAGGCAAGATAGTGTTTAAAGTAACAGAAAAAGATGATTATATTATCCTGAATCATAAAGGTATAAGAATGCAGGATGTATCCACGTTTATTCAAAAAGTGAATGAATTATACGCTGATGGATTCAAACTTGAAGAAGGGTATCTCCCGAGGGAATGTCCTAAGATTCCTATGGCTTTGAACCTAAGATTCATTAAAGATGATTCAAAGGTAAAGGTTGACAATCTTGAATCATTGCATAAGAAGAAAGATCTTCTTGAATACGCTAAAGGTCATTATCTTGAAGTACCTGATGAAGTGGATAGACCTAAAGGTATCAAGAAATACATTAAAGATAATTTGATCAACAAAAACAACAAGTAATAAATAAAGGAACAGTTTTGATAGAACTAACTGATGGCATAAAGAAATTTGAAGCAAGAGGTACAAGTATCTCTAAGGCTGAAAGTACTAAGAATACTGTTCCTAAAACTACTCTTAGACGTGAAGTAGGACAGCCAAGAATTGTTACATCAAGTAAGTACATTGATGATCAGAGACAGACTGATCTTAAGATGCCTACAAGATTGATTACCTTTGATAATATGTATCAAGATGATGCTGTTTATAATTCAGTTGATGTAACTAATCTCTTAGTAACAACTGCATTATATGGAGGTAAATTTCAGCCTGGGCCTTCAAAAAGTAATAAAAGTAAAATAGCTGCGGATTTTCTTAATTATTGTATTAGGAATATGTCTTATGGAACTTATCTTGGATTCTTACAAAATGCTGTAACTGATCTTAAATATGGATTCTCCTTTCAGAATATTGTTATTGAAAAGAGAAATTATGGGCCATATAAAGGATCATGGTGTTTAAGAAAGCTTGCTCCAAGAGATCAGAAATCTATTTATGGTTTTGTATTTAATAAAGACCAAACTGAGTTTGTAGGTATTGTTCAAAAGCCAAGGATTACTCAAACAAGGCAATTCAAGAATGTTGGTTGGAAAGATGGATTACATCTTTTATCCACAGGTAAAGTATATGAGTGTGATTACCCTTTTATAAGAAAGGAGCAATTACTCCATTTTACTTATAACAGTACGAATAATAATCCACAGGGAGATTCTCCGCTTGCTCATTGCTATACTGCTTGGATTGAAAAGAAAACTATAGAAACTTTGGAGCTTAATGGAGCAACAAAAGATTTAGCAGGTCTTGTTGTTTTAAGAGCACCGAGTGATTTCCTTCAAAAAGCAAACGATCAAGATAATTACCCTGATGCTTATGCTGAGAATATAGCATTACAACAAAACGCTGCGGATCTTCATAATGGTAAAGAGAGCTTCATTTACCTTTTAAGTGATACAGACGATAAAGGTAAATATCTCTATGATGTGAATTTGTTAGGCCTCAGCGGAGGGGGCAAGCAATATTTGACATCTGAAATTATTAAACAAAAAAAGACAAGTATCTATAATTGCTTTGGAACAAGTTTTCTAATTCTTGGAGATGATGGTGTAGGTTCTTATGCCCTTTCTGGAGATAAAGCAACAACATTCTCTTATTATGTAGAGAGAAATATATTACAGAAAAGTGATGTCTTAAATTCCCAACTTGCTCCGAGATTGTTGGCAGTAAATGATATTTACCTGAATTGGGATGATATGCCTATATATAAATCAAAAGATCCTACAGAGTTGTCACTCGATGATATAGGCAAACTCACGCAGCGGATGGCAAGTGTTAATAAACTGACACAACCTGCTCTTGAAGATATTTATGAGCAAATGGGCTGGTCTTCAGAAGGGTTAGATAAATTAGATTATACAGATAAAGGGCAATCCAGAGCAGGTGATGGGATGTCTACAGCAGGAGAAGGTACTTCGAATTCTTATGGAGGTAAGGATGGCGTTGACCAGAGTGTAGCTAATAATGAGAATACTATGAGTAAATCTTTAGTGTTTGAATCCGAAACAGAAGATCAAATCACTTTGATTGATGCTAAAACTGGTAATCCGGTTTTTATTGATAAATAGGAGGGAATAATGCCAGTTAAGTACAACAAACAAAAAGGTAAATGGTGCTTTGGGAATAACTGCACATTTTCTTCTAAAGCTTCAGCAGAAAAAGCACAGAAAGCTTATTACTCAAAGAAGAATAAAGATAAAGGTAACCAAATGCAAAAGACAATTATAATGGAGGATCTTTCAAAGATAGAAAAGGCTACCTTTAAAGATGTTGAAGATCTTCTAAGAAGAGCTATTCAGGAACAATTCGTATTTGAAAATGGTCATGTTAGTTGGACGGTTGATTTTGACCAAGAATATGTATATTGGGATGTAAATTTTTATGAATACAAAAATGGCACAGAACGTTATTATGATGTAACATATAAAGTGGAATATATGTTAGATGGTGTTACAGTTTCTTTAGGACATAAACCTGTTAAAGTAGAAAAAGAAACATCTTACAAAGAAATAAAAGATAAACACCCTTTGTTTTCTGAAAGTGGTGATGTAAATAAAAGTAAAGATTACGAAGATATGAATTGGGTTGAAGGGATTATTGAGAAGGTTTTTAAGAGGTTTAAGAAAGAAGAGAAGGATTTAGTTTCTATACAGAAATTTGTAGAAGAAGAAATGACCGCTGTTGAGATTATGTATTCTTATCCTGGTGAAACTGATGGCCATGGTGAAGGCATGAGTAAAGAAACTATCATGAAAATGGTTGAGAGTGCTAATAAGGCTTTGGATGAAGGGAGATTATCATCTGGTCTTTTTCACAAAGAAAATAGGGATGATATTGAAATTCTTAAAATTTGGGTTAATGAAGTTGATTGTGAAATAGGTGGCACATTTGTCCCTGAAGGTTCTGCTCTTGTTAAAACTAAATTCCATAATCCTGAGTTATGGCAAATGAGAAAATCAGGGGAATTAGGAGGACTAAGTATAGGAGCAAGAGGGAATAAAGTAGAAAATAAGGATTACACTGATGAGTAAACTTAATAGTATTAAAGAAAAGAAATTTAAACAACCTAAAATATGGCTTGAAGAAGTATCCTTTGATTTTGAGGATGAAGGGCTTGGGCCTCATATTCATTACGTTACAAATGCAGCTTCTATGAGAGATGACCCTTTACTCTTAAAATCAAAAGAAGAATTAACTGATACTGAAAAAGAAATACTCAAGAAAATAAATAAAAAACCAACTAAAAAGGAAACTAAGATGAACGAAGTAATTACAGAAGACCTTAAGAAAGAAATGGAAACTAAGAACGAAGAACTTCAGAAGAGACTTGATGATGCTTTGAAACTTCTTAAAGAACAGCAAAAAGTAGCTGCTGAAGCTGAAGCTGAGAAAAAGCTTATGAAAGTACAGAAATCTATTGAAGATTTTGAGGTTGATGCTGAAGTAGCTGATATTCTTGTCAAGCTTGACGATGCTGATCAGACTATTATTACTAAAGCTTTTGCTGATCTTAAAGCTTTTGAGATTGAGAAAGAAGTACCTAAAGAAGAGAATGAACTTCAGAAAAAGCTTTATAGAGAAGAAGGTGCTGAAGGAGAAGGTGGAGTTGTAGAAAAATCTATTAATGAGAGAATTTCTGCTTATAGAAAGTAGCAGCAAGTGAATATTTAAGAAAGAATGAATTAATTTAAAGGAGAAATGTTATGCCAGATTTGACTGGGGGAACTACAAGAGATAAATTTTCTGAACTCGTAAAAGCTTATAATAAGTTCGAGGATCAGTTCGGAGTTAATTACTGCTTTGCTTCAATTGAAGTTAAAGGTGGTGGAGATATTGATAATATTGGCGTACCTGTGATGTGGAGTGAGTCCGATTCAGCATTTATTGAGTTCGCTGCAAATAGCGATTGGGCTGCGAGTACAGCTTATTCAGCAGGTGATGTTGTAAAACCTACTACACAGGATGGTTATGAATACGTATGTATTACTGCTGGAACTTCTAATGATATTGAAGGTGAGCCTACTTTTGTAGCTATTCCTGGTGCTACAACTACGGAAACTGATGGTGTTGTATGGTTGTGTCGTCCTGCATATTCAGGTAATGGGGTTGATTCCCCTCTTCCGAATGGTGCTCATCTTGCAGTAATTGTTGGTCCTGCTGAGGGTAGAGGATTTAACTATGAAGATACCACTTTGTCCTCTACCGCTGTTTACATGACTTCTATTTATCGTGGCCCTGCTGCACTTGCAAAGGACGGTTTTGAGTGGGGAACCACTGTTGAAGCTGATCAAGATGAATTTTATACTGCTTTGCAGAAACAAGGTATCACTATTGTTGAAAGCGGAACAACTGTTGATCCTACTTTTGTATAATAAAGGAGAGAAGAAAATAAAATGAATATTAATGTAAGTTCTGTTAATGATACTGAAGTAAAAAAAGCTATGGCGACTATGCAAGGAAATCCTTGGTCTTATGTAGATGTTACTGCATCTACTCAGAAAGGCCCTGTAAAGCCAAAGCTTTTAACTGCTCTTTTTGGTGGGTATGATGAAACTTTAACTACGCATATGTTTTACTATGATCAGGAAACTAATACTGCTCAGATTCCGGGTGGTAAAAGATATGATGAATACGGAAAAGATGTACCTAAAGATTCTGCCAAAGTGAAATACTTTGAAGTACCGTCTTTTGGTTCTAGGGCTAATGTAGCTCCTATGGATTATTA